CCAAGGTGGGAGTGTGTTGTGTAACGCTCTTCACGGAGTTGTTCAATGTAGGCTTCTGGGAGGTGGCAGAGTCGTAGAAGCCACATGTCAAATTCGAGAAACACATGGTCGACACCGGAGTCCCAACGTGTGTAGTCATTGCCGGTCATGGCGCCTGGTTTCCAGTGTGTGGTGTACCAGCGGCTAACGTCGTCCGGTGAAGCTTTACAGTGGAGATAGGTTTCCGGATAGGCGTGTTGGAGGATCTTGGTTTCGAGGTAGATTGCGAATGGCGAGTCGCGGAAGATGCGTCCAAGATTAAAATCACTGATGGTTTGGCTTGGAAACGCGTTGCTGCGCCATTTGGCTTTTTTCTTAACCTTCTGCCCCTTTGGGAAAAGTCTGACTGCGTTGTAGGCTTGATCCAAGTTCTGATTGCGTACGCTGTTAACCATGGCGCGTTTGGTTCGTTTACTAGCCCAACTGGCGAGCTTGCTCTGCTCGCAGTACTCCATTAGCGCAGGGTTGAACTGTTCGTTGTTCCAGTCGGTCACGTTGAAGAATTTCTTAAAACCACGTTGTAATTGTTGCAGCCGAGTTTGATCACCGGGTGTCCATTTGCGGTCATGTTTGCCGATCCGTATGCGGGTCTTCATGCCCCAATCATCTGTGAGTCGGTCCCCGCGATGATGGTGGAGTGCATCAGGAGCACCGTCTTGGATGTGTTGGGTGGTCTGAACAAAGGTTTCATCAACATGGCGTTCACGAAGTTGGTCGTCAGTTGGCTCGTTGATGTCATCCACTGGGTCCGGAATGGAATAAAGGACGGGTGCGGGTGGTAGCCGGTAACCTGTGCCCTGTGTGTTTAAAATGGCGTCGGGTGCAATGGTTGTGTGGAACTTGACGATATCGGCCACGATGGCATAGTTGCTCTGCTGCAATTCAGAGTGTCTTGAAAATGCTTTGCCAGGGGAGTGCATTCCGAAACCCATTGTAGCATGATGTGCGCGTGGGGTGTACAGGTCGATTGGTTTGTCAGTGACCTGTCTCCAGGATTCTCTGGTGGCGGCGTTGACACCCGAGGCTCCTATGGTGGGGTTAGGGGCGTTGAGCCCCAATCTTGTGGCAGCTGCAGGGCTGATGCAACGGGCGATATGTGACATTACAGCAGCGCGGATTATTCCATCAACGTCCTCCAAAACGGTGAGTCGTGGTTGTTGTCGGCGTCTTGCCACGGCTATCATGGCGGACAGAATTTGGCTCTTGTTTGGGCACGCCTCAATAACTTTCTTATTAGACATTTCTGGTCCCAACTTGAGGTATATGTTACCGGTGCTGCGTGTAAGAGCTGTCCATACTGAAGCTTCGGTCGCCGTGGCTGTGAGACCGCCCAGATCTATGCAAACGTCGCCGTGAATGGTGTGACCTTGGGCTTCTGTAAAAGTGTCGGCAACTTGTCCTCCCATGTTCTGCGTTTGTGTGAACCGTGGTGAAACAGCTAAGAGTGGGACGTTAGCCGGCGAAGCTGAGGTAAGTATAACTTGTCCTCGTACCCTGAGTCGTCCGGCGATTGGCGCTGCACGTGGGAGCCCGTATAGGTCAGTAACGTCATCTGCAGTTCGGACCACAGCCGTTCCGTAATTTTTGCACATCGCGCTTAGCCAGTCCTTGGTTGCCGGGTGTTTTCTGGAAATTGAGGGCGCGTTTGGAAATGAGCCCTGTGCTTGCGTGGCGTCAAAGGTAAAGTACACGTCCGTTATGCCTGGATTGGCTGCAAGGAACAGTGGGATATAGCTGTTCCAACATTTTCCGGCATCGTCGAAAACCATGGTACCGCTCTGTGGTTGGGCGAGTGGCATGCACCCGGTCATAAAATTCCCGGTGGTGAGTCCTAAGGTGGGCAACGCAGTCAAAAGGTCGGCCATAAGTGGGGCCCGCAGATCGTGATCCCATGTGTGGAAATGGAGGTTTGCAGCGTTGAATGGCACCTTTGGCTTAGCGTTCTGCAGTGTTTGAGCCAACATGTAAGTTTTCCCGGTTCCATAGGCACCATGTATCAGATGGAAGTTCACGGGTTTGCGTGGCAGCCCGTGGCCAGTTGTAACCCAGAGATAGTTTTGTTTGGCCATCTGATCTAAGGCGCGAGCGGTGTCATAGGCGCTGTATTCGTGTATTTCCAGGGCGTGTGGATGTTGTTTTAAGTCGGTTGCTAATCCGCACGCGTAACTGGCGTCCATGGCATTTGGGATATACTGTACAATTTCTTCCTGTAGGGGCACGCTTGGGATGCGGTAGGAATTCATTCTGGGTGCAAGACCTGAC